CAACAGCGGTGATTGGAACAGCGGTGATTGCAACAGCGGTGATTGGAACAGCGGTAATCGCAACAGCGGTGATTGCAACAGCGGTGATTGGAACAGCGGTGATTGCAACAGCGGTGATTGCAACAGCGGTGATTGGAACAGCGGTGATTGCAACAGCGGTGATTGGAACAAGACTTGCTTTTCTAACGGATGCTTTAATACAGAATCACCAAAGATTTTTCTGTTCAACAAACCTTCTGACTGGACATATCAGGATTGGTTGAATTCAGATGCAAGATATATTCTGATGGATTGTCCTTCAAATGTTCTTTCTTGGATATGGGAAGATGACATGACAGATGAAGAAAAAGAACAGCATCCTGAATATTCAGCAACAGGTGGATTTTTGAAGCATATTGAGAAGGAAACAGGAAGACAGATGTGGTGGGATGGTCTTTCAGATAGGCAGAAAGACATTGTGATGCAGCTCCCAAACTTTGACAAGAGTATCTTCAAGGAAATCACTGAAATCAGTATTGAAGGATAGGGGGGGACGTCATGGAATTTTTTAAACATCAGCAGGAAGCACTAGAACAAACAAAATATTTGAATAGGGTTGCTTATTACTTAGACATGGGGCTTGGGAAAACTTTTGTTGGGGCTGAAAAGATGAATGTTATGAATTCACCAGTAAATTTGATTGTTTGTCAGAAGTCAAAGATTCAGGACTGGATTGACCACTTCAATGAATATTATGCAGTTGGAGAAAGGGCGGCATTTCAGAAAGACTTAATTTTTAATCTAACAAACAAGAAGGAATTTGAAAGATTTATCAATGAAGCTGAAAAGGCAACAACAGACAATTGGATTCAGGATGAAAGAACTGGTGAATATTACAGTGAACCTTGCTTATATCCATTCAATGTGCTTGGTGTCATCAATTATGAATTGGCATGGAGAAGGAAAGACCTTTTGAATTTACATGATTTCACATTGATGCTTGATGAATCATCACTGATTCAAAATCAGGGTGCAAAACAGTCAAAGTTTATCCTGAAAATGAAACCTGACAATGTAATTCTTCTTTCAGGAACACCGACAGCAGGAAAATATGAAAACCTTTGGTCACAGATTCATTTGCTTGGATGGAAGATTTCAGAAGATGTTTATAACAGACAATATGTGAATTGGGCAAAGATTAATATGGGTGGTTTTGTTCATAAAATAGTGGATAAAAATAATCCATATAAGAATGTTGATAGGTTAAAATCCAAGTTGCGTGAACATGGGGCAATTTTTATGAAGACAGAAGATTGTTTTGACCTTCCTGGACAAACATTAATTAAACAATATGTTCCTACATCTAAAGAATATTGGAAGTTTATGAAGAACTGCATAATCAACATTGGTGATAAAGAACTGGTTGGGGATACCACATTGACAAAAAGACTTTATTGCAGACAATTGTGTGGTCAATACAATGAATACAAGTTTCAGGCATTTAAAGAACTAGTGGAAAGCACCAAGGATAGATTGATTGTGTTCTATAACTTTACTGCTGAATATCTTGCAATGGTTCAGATTGCACAAGAATTTGGAAGACCACAATCAATTGTGAATGGTCAGCAGAAACAACTTCTTAACTATGAAAATTATGACAATTCAATCACCTTCATACAGTATCAAGCAGGTGCAATGGGATTAAATCTTCAAAAAGCAAACAAAATCATATATTTTACATTGACTGACAAATCAGAACTATTTGAACAGTCCAAGAAAAGGATTCACAGGATTGGTCAGAAACTCCCTTGTTTCTATTACATTTTAATGTGTAGGGGCAGTGTGGAAGAAGCAATTTTGCAGACCTTGGAAATGCGAAAAAATTTTACAGATGAATTATTCGATGAATATGAAAGGATGGAAAACCAAGATGAAAAATAATACAACAGCCCATGGAAGAAAGGTCATCAGGGGTAAACAGTATTCATACAAGATTATGAAAAGAAGATTCCTGTTGTTCACCTTGGCGGTTCTTTTGATAGGTGCAGTCATTGGTTCGGTGATTGCAGGAATCACTTCAAAGAGCAAGCAAACAACTTCTGAAAAGAATGAATGTATCATGCAGCAGGTTAATCACTATGGTGCATATGATGGAAAGGTCTTTACTAGTGAAATTTCAATGGATTGGTCAGGTGATGAATATAATTTCATTCCTTTGGACTGTAAACTGGACAAAGCAACACAACAGTTCATTTTTTATCTTTGCAAAGGGTATCACATTGACTGGACACTAGTCATGGCATTGATACAGAAAGAATCATCTTTCAAGTCAGATATTATCAGTTCAACAGATGATTATGGACTGATGCAGATTAACAAGATGAATCATGAATGGTTGACTGACACAATTGGTGTAACTGACTACCTTGACAAGGAACAAAACATCAGGGCAGGTGTATTTGTACTTCGCAAGTTGTTTGAAGAATACACAGACCCAAATCTGGTATTGATGGTTTACAACATGGGTGCAGATGGTGCTGGAACTCTTTGGAACAAAGGTATATACACAACATCTTATGTTGATGACATTCTTACATATCAGGCAGAATTTAACAAACAGATTGAAGAAAGGATTGGTGACCAGTAATGAAAAAATGCAAACAGGCACTGAATGACAACACATGTGACAAGGACTGTTGCTGTTATTATTGTGAAGACTTTGAAACATGTGGACATGCTTGCAGCAACTATGATGACAAGGAAGACCTTGAAAAGAATGGGTGTGAAGAACAGTTTGATGAAGAAACTGCATTGCAGGAATTCAGCAAGGATTCAAATGCACTTGCTATCATGCAGCAGATTTCAGCAATCAGCAAGCAGAAGAAGGAACTGGAAGACAAGGAAAAGGAAGTCAGGGCAGCACTTGAAGCTGCAATGGGTCAGTTTGGAATCAAGTCATTTGAAAATGACATCTTGAAAGTCACATATGTTGCACCAACTACCAAGACAACCATTGATTCCAAGGCATTAAAGAAAGACAAGCCTGACATTTATGAAAAGTATGCAAAGACATCAAATGTCAAGGCATCAGTCAGAATCACAGTCAAAGACTGATGAACTGACCTGCAAGGATTGTGAAAAATGGAAATGGTGCATTGAAAGTTCCAGGGAATATCCTTGCATCAGTTTCAGCAGAAAGGCGGTGAAAGAATGGCAGCAGAAAAGAATTTTGAAAACAAAATCAAAGGATTCCTGAAAGACCATGGATGTTGGTTTCTGAAATATTGGGGTGGTGCAGCATATACCAAATCAGGCATCCCTGACATCCTGGCATGTTGTGGAGGGTTCTTTCTTGGGATTGAGGTCAAAGCACCACATGGAAAACCAAGTGAATTGCAGCTTTACAATCTGAAAAAGATAGATGAATCAGGCGGTTTTGCAATTCTTCTTTATCCGATTGATTTTGATTTATTCAAAAACTTTGTTGATTGCATCATCCAGGGTGACATGGATGATGCAAGATACAATTATAAAATCCTGAAAGGAAGGTGGTCAAATTGATTGTATCACACAGCAGGGTGGAAACCTTTGAAAACTGTCCATATCGTTATGATTTGAGATATAACCAGGGAATCAAGACAATTCCACCTGATAATGCAGACAATGCATTGTTCCTTGGAACAGCACTTCACACTGGACTTGAAAAGGATGTGCAGACAGCAATTCATGAATATTTCATGGAATATCCAGTCATCACAGATGCACACATCAATGAAGCAATGAAACTTGAAGTGATGATTCCAAAGGCAGCAGCAATGATTCCACCAGGTGAACATGAAGTGAAGATTGAAGATGATGACTTCATAGGATTCATTGACCATCTTGCACCTGCAAAAACAGAACAGAAACTTGGTGGTGAGCATCAGGTCATTCCAAATGTATATGACTTATATGATTTTAAGTATTCAAATAATGTCAGCAAATACAAGGAATCACCACAACTTCATTTATACAAGTATTTTTTTGAAAAGAACAATCCAGGGAAAATCATCAGAAATCTGTATTTCCTGTTTGTTCCAAAGGTCAACATCAAGCAGACAAAGAAAGAAGACCTGTTCCAGTTCAGACAAAGATTGATGAAGGAACTGGAAACCAAAGAACCACAACTGGTTCATGTTGATTATGACCCTGAAAAGGTCATCAATTTCCTTCTTTCAACAAAGAATATGTTGGAAGCACAGGAATTCCCACAGAACACAAGTTGGTTATGCAACTATTGTGAATATAAAGACTATTGTCAGAAAGGAATTGATTATATGAATTTACCGAGTAGTGAAAGAAGAAACATCAGTGAAACAAAGAAAAGAAAGATTTGGATTTATGGTGCTGCATTCAGTGGCAAGACAACCATGCTTGATGATGCACCAAATCCATTGAACCTGAACACAGATGGAAACATCCAGTTTGTCACAATGCCTTATGTCAGCATCAAGGATGAAGTCACAGTGAATGGCAGAATGACCAACAGAAAGTTTGCATGGGAAGTTTTCAAAGACACCATTGCTGAACTGGAAAAGAAACAGAATGATTTCAAGACCATTATCATTGACTTGCTTGAAGATACAAGGGAAATGTGCAGGGTTTACATGTATGACAATCTTGGAATTCAGCATGAATCTGATTCAGGATTTGGAAAGGGTTGGGATATTATCAAGACAGAATATCTGTCAACAATGAGAAGATTTTTCAACCTTGATTATGAAAATCTTGTGGTTGTATCACATGAGGATGTCAGCAAGGACATCACCAAGAAAAATGGTCAGAATATCACAAGAATTGCACCAAACATTCAGGATGCGATTGCAAACAAGATTGCAGGAATGGTTGATATTGTTGCAAGAGTAGTTGTTGAAGATGATGACAGCAGAACATTGAACTTCAAACAGAATGAAGTCATCTTTGGTGGTGGCAGATTGAAGGGAATCAGTCAGACAACCATTCCACTTTCATGGGATGCTTTAATGGATGTTTATGACCAGGCAAATCAGGCGGCAGGAACACTTGTACATAAGCTTGGAATAAGAAAGGTAAGCAATTCCACACCTGATGCAGAAAATGCCAAGGATGAGCCACAGAGCGAATCACAGCAGGCATCTGAACCAGTGGAAGAACAGCAGGAAGCACCTGTAATGAATCCACCTGAAACAGAAGAAAATCAGGAACAGCAGGAAGAGCCTGAAAAACCAAAAACAAGAGTTAGAAAAAGAAGGGGTGAAAACTAATGGATGAATTATTGAAAAATGAAGCGCAGGAACTGACATCATACAAACAAGATTTTGTATGATGTCCACATCAAGGAAGGGTTTACAAGTGAAGAAGCACTTGCCCTGGTAGTAGCAACATTAAATTAAGAAAGGTTAAAAAGGTGAAAAATTATGGCACAGGATATATTCAGTAGATGGGATAAGGAAATTGACACAGAAGGATTGCAGAAGGATGTTGCAGAAGCTGCTGCAAATGGTGGCGGTGGAAATTATAAGGAAGTTCCACATGGTAACTATGAAGTTGCGGTTCAGCAGATGGAACTGAAAGCATCCAAGAAGGGTGACCCTATGGTCAGCATTTGGTTCAAGATTGTTTCTGATGGTGAGTACAAGGGCAGTATGATTTTCTATAATCAGGTTATCACACAGGGATTTCAGATTCACAACTGCAATGAAATGCTTCGCAAGATGGTTGAAGAAATGGGTGCAGATATGCCTGTTGTGGAATTCAAGACATACAAGCAGTATTCTGAATTACTCATGGACATTTATGAAGCGGTTGCAGATAACTTTGAATATGCATTGAAGTACACTGCAAACAAGAAGAACAAGGATTTCAGTGACTTTGAAATCACAGAAGTATTTATTCTTGAGTAATTGAATAGGTTCTTCCCAGGATGCAAAATTTTTTTGAAATCTTTGTATCTTGGGAAGATACCAAATTGAAAGGAAGGTGAAGAAAATGCTGTTTTATGATTTTGAAGTCTTCAAATATGACTGGTTGGTTGTGGTGATTGATATGACAGAGAAAAAGCAGCATGTCATCATCAACAATCAGGAAGAACTGGATGCATTATATCAGGCAAAAAAGAATGACATTTGGGTTGGTTTTAATTCAAATCATTATGACCAGTACATATTGAAAGGTATTCTTTGCGGATTTGACCCAAAAAGAATCAATGATTTCATCATTGTGAAAGGCAATCCTGGATGGAAATTTTCTTCACTGCTTCGCAACATCCCATTGAACAATTATGATGTGATGTTGAACCTGGACAAAGGATTGAAGTGGTTTGAAGGAAGCATGGGAAACAACATCAAAGAAACTGGTGTTCCATTTGACATTGACAGGAAACTGACTGATGAAGAAATTGCTGAAACAGTGAAATATTGTGTGCATGATGTGGAACAAACCATTGAAGTGTTCTTGCAAAGAAAAGAAGAATTCAATGGAAGGTTGGAACTGGTGAAACTTGCCTGCAAGGGCAAACCACTTGATTTGTCCTTGATTTCAAAGACCAAACCACAGTTGACAGCAATTGTCCTGGATGCACACAGACAAGGTGACAGGGGTGATGAATTTAACATTGATTTCCCTGACACAAATCAGGTGAAGAAATACAAGGATGTTTTGGACTGGTATTCAAACCCTGATAACAGATGTTATTACAGACACATTCCAGGAAAGAAGCAACCTGAAAAAAATCAATATTCCATCATGGTTGCAGGGTGTCCACACACATTTGCTTGGGGCGGTGTTCATGGGGCATTGGAACAATACAGTGGTGAAGGATATTATCTGATGATGGATGTTGCTTCCCTTTATCCTTCTTTAATGATTAGATACAACCTGCATTCAAGAAACATTGCAGACCCACAGAAATTTGTGGACATCTATCATGAAAGACTGGAACTGAAAAAGAAGAAAGACCCATTGCAGGCGGTTCTGAAAATCGTGTTGAATTCAACCTATGGTGTATTGAAGGACAAAAACAATGATTTATATGACCCTTTGATGTCCAACAAGGTTTGTGTATATGGTCAGATTCTTTTGCTTGACCTGATTGAACACATTGAACCTTATGCACAACTGATTCAGTCCAACACAGATGGTATTTTGATAAAGATGCCTGATGGACAGGATGAAGAATCCTGGTTCAACCTGATTGATGATATAGCATGGGAATGGGAACAAAGAACTGGTCTGACACTGGAATTTGATGAATACAGAAAAGTTTTTCAGAAGGATGTGAACAATTATATCATTGTTGCACCTGATGGACATATCAAGTCAAAAGGTTCTTATGTGAAAAAGCTGTCAAATCTTGATTATGGTGATTTCCCCATTGTGAATCATGCATTGGTTGAATACATGGTCAATGATGTTCCAGTGGAAAGATTCATTCACAAATGTGATGAACTGAAAGAATTTCAGATGGTCACAAAGATAACAAATAAATATTCCACCATCTTGCATGGTGATGAACCGATAAAAGAAAAATGCATCAGGGTGTTTGCATCCACCAGGGAAACAGATGCAGGGGTGAAGAAGGTGTCAATCCGAACAGGTAAACCTGAAAAGATTGCATCCAGTCCTGAACACTGTTTCATGTTCAATGAAAACATGGCTGATGTCAGATGTCCTGCATACCTGGATAAAGACTGGTATGTGGAACTTGCAAAGAAAAGATTGAAAGATTTTGGGGTGATGTAATGGATATACAAATTAAATATGGAAATGGACAAATGAATATTCATATGGCTGCATTTTTTCCAACATCCCAGGTTCGATTGAAGAAGCTGTTGAAGGTTGTTGACCTAGATTTTGAACACAGGGATGAAATTATTCAGACCATGCAGCAGTTCTTCCAGGATAAAGTGAAAGAACTGGAAGAAAAAAGAACCAGTTCAGGAAAGAAAGCAGTTGACTATAAACAGAAGATTGCAGACACAAATGCAATCATTGAATCCAGGAAACATTCAAATGGTGTCAAATTGACCAAGGATGAACTGGCAGACATGAAGGAACAGAACAAACACTTCAAAGCAGTATATGCAGGATGCGCTTCTGAATTTAACAGAAGTATTAGACAGAAGGATTTGTTCTTAAAACACTTAGAAATATTAAAGCAAAGGAAGTGATGAAGGATGTTTTTCAAAGGTTATGTTGAAACCAAGGACAAAAAGTGCATTGAAAAATTCAAAAATAGAACAGACTTCAAGACTTATGAACAAGTCAAGTCACTTCCTGAATTTGCAGGAATTTTGGATGAAGAAACAATCCTGGTTGACATTGATGATTATGAACAGTCAGAAGTGTTGATGAATATTGTGGAAGACCTTCAATTGAATTGCAGGGTTTACGCAACAACCAGGGGAAAACACTTTTTGTTCAAGAATGTAGGTGTGGACAAATGCTTCACACATTGTAAACTGGCAATTGGTTTGACAGCAGACATCAAAGTTGGTGTGAAAAACAGCTATGAAATATTGAAATATGATGGACATGAAAGGGAAATCATATATGACATATACTTGGAAGATGGTGAAAAATATCAAGAAATACCAAAATGGATGAAGCCTATTAAGAGCAAAGCTGAATTCATGGATATGGATGCAGGTGATGGAAGAAATCAAGCATTGTTTAATTACATATTAACATTGCAGTCAGGAGATTTTGAAAAGGAAGAAGCAAGAGATTGTTTGAGAATTATAAACAAATATGTTTTGAGAGAACCGCTGAGTCAAGAAGAATTAGATGTAATTATGCGTGATGAAGCTTTCAACAAACCTATATTCTACAAAGGAACAACATTTTTGTTTGATAAGTTTGCAGTATTTTTGAAAAATAGTCACCATATTATTAGAATCAATGGTCAATTACACATGTATAGAGAAGGAATTTATATATCAGGACAGGAAGAAATTGAATCAGTGATGATTCAACATCTACCACAGCTAAATAGAGCAAAAAGACAGGAAGTCATGGCATATTTGAATATTTTAATCAGGGATAACACAAAGGTAGCACCTGCATGTATGATTGCGTTTAGAAATGGTATTTATAATGTTGTGACTGACAGTTTTTCAGAATTCACACCTGATGTGATTATTACAAACAAGATTCCATGGGATTTTAATAGACAGGCATCAAGTAAAGTAATTGACAACATGCTTGACAATGTGTCTTGTGGTGACTATGAAATCAGGTCATTACTTGAAGAAATTGCTGGTGCTTGTATGTATAGGTCAAATACATTGGCAGGCGGTAAAGCATTTATTTTGACTGGAACAGGAAGTAATGGAAAAAGTACATATTTGAAAACATTATCAAACCTTATGTCTGAAAAGAATATTTCAGCACTTGACTTGAAAAAGTTGGGTGACAGATTTAGTACAGTTATGATGTTTGGAAAACTGGCAAACATCGGTGATGACATTTCAAATGAATTTGTAACTGATACATCACTGTTTAAAAAGGTTGTCACTGGTGAAACAATAGATGCAGAACAGAAAGGACAACCAAAGTTTGACTTTAAACCATTCTGTAAGTTGCTGTTTTCAGCAAATAATATTCCAAGGATGGGAAAAGGGTCTGATTCACAGGCAATTATGAGAAGACTTGTTATTGTTCCATTCAATGCAAAATTCAAATCAGATGACCCAAATTTCAGACCAAGTATTGAAGAAGAATTGAAAGGACAAGAATCTATGGAATACTTGATTCAACTTGGAATCCAGGGATTAAAAAGAGTTCTGACAACAAAGAATTTTACGACATCAAACAAAATTAAACGAGAACTGGAAGAATATGAGGAAAGAAATAATCCGCTTTTGATGTTTATAAAAGATTGTGAGAATGAAGAATATGAAATTGAAAATGAAGCAACATCAGCGGTTTATGACAGATACAAAGAATTTTGTCTTGCTGAATCATTGCAGGCACTGTCTAAGATTGAATTCAGTAGGCAGATGGTTAAGACCTTTGGTTTTCAGATTATTGATAAGAAAATTAATGGTAAAAAATACAGATTATTTCAGAAAGGACAAAAACAATGAAAGTAAAATGTGAAATATATCGTGATTCTATGCAGAATTATAAAAAATATGCAATTCCACCTGCACAGTTAATTATTGCAGATGTTCCATACAATTTGGGCAATAACTTCTATGGGTCAAATCCTATGTGGTATAAAGGTGGTGATAATAAAAATGGTGAAAGCAAACTTGCAGGAAAATCTGCATTCAATTCAGACTTTAATTTCAATCTTTATGAATACTTTCATTTTTGTTCAAAGATGTTGAAAAAGGATGATACAAAACCAGTTCCAAGGGGAAGAAGCAGCAATTCACCTTGTATGATTGTATTTTGTTCTTTTGAGCAAATACAAACCTTAATTGCAGCAGCAAAGAAACATGGGTTTGTGAATTATATTCCTTTGGTATTTATCAAGAATTATTCACCACAAGTATTGAAAGCAAATATGCGTGTTGTAGGTGCAACAGAATATGCACTTGTTTTATATCGTGACAAACTTCCAAAATTCAGAAATGGATTACAGATTGATGAAAATGGAAAAAACATCAGAGGAACAGGACACATGGTTTTTAATTGGTTTAAATGGGAAAAGGATGGAAAAGATATTCCTAAAATTCATCCCGCACAAAAACCTGTCAGTGTGATTGAACAGTTGATTGAAATATTTACTGACCCTGGTGATGTTGTCATTGACCCTTGTTGTGGTTCAGGTTCAACTTTAAGAGCAGCAAGAAACCTTGGAAGAAGTTCTTTTGGATTTGAAATTGATAGAATTTTTTATAATAGAGCAAAGGAAGAAATGCTTGGAATATATTTGGATAAAAAAATCGAAAGGAAGTTTGAAAAATGAAAAATGTGACACAGAATGATGCAGTAATACAGAAACAGTTTCTTGATTTTATGCAGTTGAATGGAAGAACAATCACTAATGCAAACACATTGGACTGGTTAATTGGTCAGGGATTCTTTGTAAAACCTGCCGCAGTTAAGCACCATGGCAATTACACAGGTGGTCTGTTTGAACATTCTTTGATGGTTGCACAGGTACTGGTGGAAATGACACAGAAGTTTGATATTCCATGGACAAGACCTGAATCACCATACATTGTGGGAATGTTTCATGATGTTTGCAAGATGGATGACTACATAGATGAAAATGCACAGAATGTGGTGGTAATGGGAAGTGGTTCACCTGTAAGCAAAGACCCAAAGTGGATATACAATCCTGCACCTATGTATGCAGGTCATGGTGATAAGTCAGTTATGATGCTGTCGCAGGTGATGACCCTTACAGAAGAAGAAATATTGTGCATCAGATTTCACATGGGTGCTTATATCACAAGTGATTGGAATGCATTTGACAGAGCAATTAAAAAATATCAGTCAGTGCTTTTTACTCATACAGCAGATATGTATGCGTCAAAAGTTAAAGATGTTTGATAATGGTTCAAGATATAGTTCAAGATAATGTTGAACCTATAAAATGCAGTAAAATTAAGAAGTTCAAAAAAGTATGGTTCAAGATGTTCAAGATTGTTTTATATTAAGGATATATAAGAATAATAAATCATTAAAATTTAATTATTCTCTAAAAAATAATTATAATAGATAAAAGACTCCATATCTTGAACTTTGCACTATGATTTTTTTAAAGAAACCCAGTAAAATCAAGGGTTTTGACAGGTTCATGATGAAAAGTAAATCATGAACCTATAAGTTGAACCGATAAAGAAAGAAGGTGTGAAGGTGACAGCAAAGGAATATTTGTTACAGATAAAAAAACAGAAGCAGAATATCAGGAAACAGGAAGAATATATTCAAAGATTAAGGGATTCATTGACTATTGCAGGAATCAGTTATGACAAAGAAAGAATTCAAAGTTGCCCTGACCCTGATAAATTTGCAAAGATATTCGGTCAGATTGATGAAGAAGAACAAAGGCTTGAAGACATGAAAACAAGACTTATAAACACCAGGGTGAAAATTATCAATCAGATTCATCAGCTTGAAGACGGAAAACATCAGGATGTTTTGTATCTTGTATATGTTGATGATAAGACCTTGAAAAAAGCATCCCAGGAAATGTGCTTTTCATATGAGTATGTGAAGGAACTTCATGGTGCTGCATTGCAGGCTTTTGACCAAAAATTCCCACCACAGTCTGCTTGAATCCCACCAGTCATGTTATATATAATATAACATGAAATGTTAGGTCAATAAGACATCCTTTGAAGAAGGGGTGTCTTATTTTTATGTAATGAAAGGCAGGTGACAGGTGATTTGACTGATAAGCAAAGAAAGTTTTGTGATGAATATTTGATTGATTGTAATGCAACCAGGGCATATAAAGCAGCATATCCAAATGTGAAAAAAGACAGTTCTGCTGCGGTGTGTGCTACTAAATTGTTAAGAATTGCTAAGGTTCAGGAATATATCAATCAACAGCTTGATAAAATCAGTTCTGAAAAAACTGCTGATGCAAAGGAAGTCATGGAATACCTGACATCTGTTATGCGTGGGGAATCCCAGGCAGAAATTGTTGTGGTTGAAGGAACTGGTGATGGTTGTTCAGATGCAAGAAGGATGAACAAAGCACCTGATGAAAAAGAAAGATTGAAAGCTGCTGAACTGCTTGGAAGAAGATATGGTTTATTCAAAGAAAATGTGAACCTGGAAGTTGAACCAGTTGTTCTTGTGAATGACCTGAAAGAATAGGTGATGTCATGAAGGTATCATTGCAGGAAGCAGTTGGAAAGAACTATGCTGATTTTTGGAATACAAAGCAAAGATACAGAGTATGCAAAGGAAGCAGAGGTTCAAAGAAATCAAAGACCACAGCACTGAACATGATTTATAGATTGATGGAATATCCCCTTGCAAATGGGTTGTGTGTCAGAAGGTATTCAAACACTTTGCGTGATTCTGTCTTTTCAGATTTGAAATGGGCAATTCACAAGTTGGGTTTGGATGCCTTTTTTGATTGTACTGTTTCACCCATGCAAATCACCAGGAAGTCCACAGGACAGAAGATTCTGTTCAGGGGTCTTGATGATGGTTTGAAAATCACATCTATTTCTGTTGATTATGGTGTTCTTTGTTTTGTATGGATTGAAGAAGCCTATGAAATCAGCAATGAAGATGACTTCAACAAACTGGACATGTCCATTCGTGGTGAAGTACCTGATGGATATTTCAAACAGATAACACTAACATTCAATCCATGGTCTGCAACATCCTGGTTGAAAGCAAGGTTCTTTGATGTGATAGATGATGACATCTTTACAAAGACAACAACCTGGAAGCAAAATGAATGGTTGGATGAATCAGACAGGAATATCTTCTTGAAGATGCAGCAGAACAATCCAAGAAGATACAGAATTGAAGGTGATGGTGAATGGGGCATTGCAGAAGGTCTGATATATGAAAAAGTTAGATTTGAAGACTTTGACATTGATGCAGTCAGAGCAATCCCAGGAATCAAGGCTGCATTTGGTCTTGACTTCGGATTCACAGACCCAAATGCATTTGTCTGTCTAATGATAGACAATGCTGCAATGAAGATTTATGTCTTTGATGAATGGTACAGAACAGGTGTGACAAACAAAATCATAGCACAGGCAATCAAAGACAAAGGATATGGTGGACAGAAAATCATTTGTGATTCTGCTGAACCAAAATCCATTGCAGAACTTCAAGAAGAAGGAATCAAGGCAGAACCTTCCAGGAAGGGCAAGGACAGTGTGAACCATGGAATCCAGTTGGTTCAGAACTATGAAATCATTGTCCATGAAAGGAACTGTCCTGAATTCAAAAAAGAAATACAGAATTATTGTTGGGAAACTGACAAAGATGGAAAACCAACTGACAAGCCTGACCATGAATTTTCACATGGTATGGATTCCATGCGATATGCAGCAGGAAAGGTTCTTGTTGGTGACACATTCAGTTTTGATTAGTTAGGAAAAGGGAAGGTAAAAAACAATGAAAGAAGCCTTTGCAAAGGTGGATGCTTTATGAAAGGTGGTGAAAAATGATGTTCAATTTTGCTGAATCCTTCAAAGCAAAACTTGAAAGACTGGTCAATATCAATGCAGTATCTAAATTGACAGATGAACAGTTCATTGTGAAGGAAATCAACAGATTCAAGCATTCACTGAAAAGAAAAGAAATGCTTGATGGTGAAAAATACTTTGATGGATGTCATGACATCCTGTCCAGGGAAAGAATAGTCATTGGAAAAGATGGTGAACTGGAAGCGGTCAAGAATCTTCCAAACAATAGAATTGTTGATAATCAGTATAAAAAGATGGTCATTCAGAAAGCTAATTATCTGTTGGGGCAACCTTTCACCATCCAGTGCGAAAATGATGCTTATGCGAAGATTCTGAAACAGTTTCTGAATAAAAAATTCATGCGAACCTTAAAAGCAGTTGGTGAAGATTCCTTGAATTGTGGAATTGCTTGGTTATTCCCTATGTACAATGACCAGGGCAATTTCATTTTCAAGCGATTCAGACCTTGGGAAATCATCCCAGGATGGAAGGATGCAGAACACACTGAATTGGAATATTTTATTAGAGTTTATGAAGTGGTTGGATATGTTGGAAATACAGAAAAAATCATTGAAAAGGTTGAAGTCTATGATGAATCAGGTGTTTCCTATTTTGAATTGACTGATGGTGGAACACTGAAACCTGATGGTGATGAACATGTTCCATATTTCAGCATTGAAGACCAGGGTTTCAACTGGACAAAAATTCCATTGATTCCTTTCAAGTATAACAACAAGGAAATTCCATTGATTAAGATGGTGAAGTCCTTGCAGGATGGTCTGAATCTGATTGAATCCAACTTTCAAAATCAGATGGAAGAAGACACAAGGAATACAATCTTGGTTCTTGTGAACTATGATGGTGAAAACCTTGGTGAATTTAGAAAAAACCTGGCAACTTATGGGGCAGTCAAGGTTAGAACAGTTGATGGTGCAGGCGGTGATGTTAAAACACTTCAAGTTGAAGTCGATTCTGAAAATTATAAGGCAATTATTGAACTGTTCAAAAAGGCAATAATTGAAAATGCAATGGGTTATGATGCTAAGAATGACAGAATATCAGGAACTCCAAATCAAATGAATATTCAGTCTATGTATAGTGATATTGACCTGGATGCAAATGGAATGGAAACGGAATATCAGGCATCCTTTGAAGAACTGTTGTGGTTCATCAATTGTCATCTGTTTAATGTTGGCATGGGTGACTATGAACAGGAAGATGTGGAAATCATATTCAACAGGGATATGATGCTGAATGAAGGTGAAGTCATTGATAACATCAGCAAGTCTGTTGGAATCATCAGTGATGAAACCCTGGTTGCACAGCATCCATGGGTTGATGATGTTCAGGCAGAACTTGACAGACTGGAAGAACAGAAACAGAAGAACATGGAAGAATATGGACTTGGATTCAATCTTGGTCAGAATGTTCCACCTGATGACCCAGGTAGTGATGGGGAAGGTGCAGGTGATGAATAATGGCAAAGAAATCATCTGCATATTGGCAGAAACGATTTTCAACACTTGAAAATGCACAAAACCAGTATGGACAGAACACCTTTCATCAGATTGAACCTGCTTTTGATAAAGCAGAAAGACAGATTCAGGCACAGATTGAAGCCTGGTATGCAAGATATGCTTCTAACAATGGAATCACACTGGCAGAAGCAAGAAAACATTTGTCTGCTGCTGAACTGAAAGAATTGCAATGGGATGTCCAGGAATACATCAAGTATGGACAAGAAAATGCAATGAATCAGCAGTGGATGAAGGAACTTGAAAATGCATCAGCAAGATTCCACATTAGCAGACTGGAAGCCTTGAAACTTCGGACACAGCAATCATTGGAAGTTGCTTTTGGCAATGAACTTGATTCCCTGGATGGTATGGTCAAAAAACTTTATCAGTCAGGATATTATCACACATGTTTTGAAGTGCAGAAGGGTTTCAATATTGGTTGGGAAATTGGTCAGATTGATGAAAGGAAGCTGCAAAAAGTCATCAGTAAACCTTGGGCAGCAGATGGAAAGACCTTTTCAGACAGGGTGTGGCAGTCAAAGACTATAATGGTTAATGAACTGCATCAGCAGATGACAAGGACAATTATTCAGGGAAAAGCACCTGATGAAGCAATTAAGTCCATAACCAAATATCTGCAAAACAAAACCAAGAATGCAAAATACAATGCAGGAAGACTTGTGATGACAGAACAGGCATTCATCAGTTCTGCTGCACAAAAGGATGCATTCAATGACCTGGATGTTGAAGAATTTGAGATTGTCGCAACACTGGACAGTCACACTTCTGAAATATGTAGGGAAATGGATGGAAAGCACTTCCCTATGAAGGACTTTGAACTAGGTGTCACAGCACCACCTTTTCATGTATGGTGCAGGTCAACAACTGTTCCATATTTTGATGATGAATGGAGTAGAAGCGGTGAAAGGGCAGCAAGGGGTGAAGATGGTAAAACATATTGTGTTCCTGCTGATATGACCTATCCTGAATGGGAAAAGGCAATGGTTAATGGTCAGACAGATGATTTGAAACCTGTTGTTCCTGATGATACAATGAAGGTGGAAGAAGTTCACTGGTCTGATATGACAGAAGGTGACACCTTCCAAAACAAAAAAGAAGCATTCAAGCATTTTGAAGATGCAGGAATTCACATTTCAGATTCCAAAAAATATCCTATGGATGCAGAACTTTCAAAGAGCATGGCAACATGGCACAGCAAGTTCACAAAGAACTTCCCTGATTTTGATGTAGCAATTAAGTCAAAGTTGCCTTATATCAAGAATGTTGCACCATCTTCTCTTCCTGGAAACAGACTTGGTGATTTCACATATTATCCTGGAAGTGGAAAGGTTGTTGGAATTCGTTTGAATTCAGGTTTACATTCAACACTTGATTATGCATCCAAGGTTGCAGAAAGGTCATTTGAATCACATTGGCACAGTGGAAAGAATTCGCTGCATACAATAATTCATGAATATGGACATTATGTGTCACATTCAATGTCTATGCTGACCAAAAGTTCATTTGAACATGACATTATTCAGGAAGCATTGCAGGAATACAAGAAATTACATCCTGAATATGAGTATGAAACATATGTTGGATTGAAGGATGCACTGTCAAGATATGGTTCAACAAAGGAATGTGAATGTTTTGCAGAAGCATTTGCTGAATACTTTGGTGAAGATGAACCAAGGGAATTTGCAACAATTTTTGGTCATTTGCTTGAAGCAAAAATGAAAGGGGTGAAGAAACCATGATGCAGGATGCAACAGATTTATTTGAAAGTGGTTATGTGTATATCGGAAAAGATGAACATTATCACATCAAGGATGATGCACCTGATGAATTGAAGAAAAGATTCAATGATTTCTTCAATGACTTGGAAACAACAGAAGAAAATGGACTTGTCAGTCAGGCATAGTCCAAACAAGCACCTGAAAGGGTGCTTGTTTAATGCGTAAAATTCAGCAACACTGAAAAATTTATGAAGAAGAAAATGTGCAGAGGTGACACAGAAGTAACTTCCTTTCAGTGTTGCTGATTTTATATTGACCTGGTGGAAGTCGAAAAAAGACACAATCAAACAATTCTGATGCTGAAAGAACAGCGAAAACAAACTGAAAGGATGGTTTTGAACTATGAAAAGAAAATTTTTGGAAGACATGGGATTGGAAAAGGAACAGGTTGACAAGATTCTTGATGAAAACAGTCAGGATATTGGAAAGGCAAAGGGTGATTCTGACAAGATTCAGAAAGACCTGGATGCAGTAAATGCAGAAGTTGAATCCTTAAAGGGTCAGATTTCTGATAGAGATAAACAGCTTGAAACTTTGAAAAATTCCACAGGTGACGTTGAAGCAATGAAACAGCAGATTGCAACTTTGCAGGCAGACAACAAAGCAAAAGATGAAGCACATGCTGCTGAAATTAAGCAGTTGAAGATTGATGCTGCAATAGATTCTGCACTGACTAGTGCAAAGGCAAAAAATAACACTGCTGTCAAAGCACTTCTGAAAGACCTGGACAAGGCTGAACTTGCAGAAGATGGCACAATCAAGGGTCTTGCAGAACAGATTGAAGCATTGCAGAAGTCTGATGCTTATTTATTCGACACCACAACCAAAAAGCAGACCGAGATGAAGGGTGCAAAACCTGGTGAATCAGGAAATGAAGATGGTGACCATGGGGTTGACACATCCAAAATGACCTATTCAGAACTTGCTGCTTATATGGGAGAACACCCTGATGTAAAAATTGATTAAATTTTAAGAAAGGAAAAGGTGAAACAAAATGGCAAAATTTGATTCTAAAAGTTTCAATCCCCAGGCATTCGGTGCTTATGTGAACCGAATTCCTAATGTAACTAAAAACGAACTTGCAAAGAGTGGTGCAGTTGGTTCTAATGAGCAGGCAAAGACAGCACTTGCAAATCAAACTGGTTCTTTATATGCAAGAATCCCTTACTTTGGCAGAATTGATGGTTCTACCAGTCAGAACAATGATGGTAACACCAACATTGAAAGCACTGGCACAACCACATATGAGCAGGGATTCATTGTGGCAAGCAGAATGGATTCTTGGACTGAAAGAAGTTTCAGCAAGAACATCACAGCAGGTGTTGACTTCATGGACAATGTTGCAGCACAGATTGCTGATTATAAGATGGATGTTAGACAGGCAATGCTGCTTGCAATCTTAAATGGTGTATTCAGCATGAAGCAGGACACTTCTGTTGCAGGCAAAGCTGCAAAGGAATTCCTTGCAAAGCATATTTATGACATCACTGCAAAGGGTGCAGAAGCAGGTCTTGTTGGTTCTGCTACTCTTAATAAAGCAATTCAGCAGGCTTGTGGTGACAACAAGAACATCTTTAAACTTGTCATCATGCACAGTGAGGTTGCAACAAACCTTGAAAACATCAAGCTGTTAAAGTACATGACACAGACTGATGGTGATGGTATTGAAAGAGAACTTGCACTTGCAACTTGGAATGGAAGACTTGTTTTGATTGATGACAACATGCCTTCTGAAAGTGGTTATTATGCAGCATCCGCAAATGATGAAGGTGCTATGCAGATTAAGGCGAGCGGTGCAAGCGGTTCTGCTGAAATCAATCTTGCAGATGTCAAGAAGGGTGCGTTCTATCCTGCTGATGCTGCTGCTGACCAGTATATTGTTGCAGGTGACAAATACACTACATACATCCTTGGTGATGGTGCAATTGTTCTTGATGACATTGGTGATGCAGTACCTTATGAAATGAGCAGAGAACCTAAGACAAATGGTGGTCAGGACACACTTTATGTGCGTGACAGATACATTTGTGGTGTTGATGGCATTTCCTTTGAGAAGCCTGCAAGCATCACTGCATCTGCTTCCAACACTGACCTTGCAAATGGTGATAACTGGAACATCATCAATGATGGTACAAAGGCAATTTCACACAAGGCAATTGCAATTGCAAAGATTGTTTCCAGGGGTTAATTGATGAAAGGGTGATGATATGGCACTGACAGATGAAACAAAGCAGTCCATCATCACAGCATTGGACACTAGTCTTGATGAATCCTTCATTGAAGCGGTTCTGAAAAGACTGGATTCCTTTGGTTATGAAATCAAAGAATCTGATGCCTGGATGATTGGTTTTGCAATGCAGAAGGTGGAAAACACCATCAAAAATGAGTGCAACATATCTGAAATCCCTGACGGACTTTTTCACACAGCGGTGGACATGTCTTGTGGTGAATTCCTGTTTGCTAAAAAGCAGACTGGACAGTTGGAAATTGGTGACCTTGATTTGACTGGTGCTATTTCAAGCATCAAGGAAGGTGACACCCAGGTGAACTTCAATGGTGATGAAAGTGATTCTGACAAGGTTGATTCCCTGTTGAATTATCTTCTGAACAATGGGAAGGGGGAATTAGTGTGTTATCGAAAAATCAGTTGGTAAAGGCAAGGAAAGCAATTGAATCCATGTATGATGGAACTTGCACAATTGCTGAATATCAGGAATACACCAAGGAAAACAAATCCACAGGACATCATGAAGTGGTGGTTTTAGAAGGGCAACCTTGCAGGTTGTCTTTTTCCAGTTCACCCAACACAAATCAGACAGACACTGCTGCACAATTGGTTCAGACAATCAAGGTTTTCCTTGCACCTGAAATCAGAGTGCAGGCAGGTTCAAAGCTGACTGTCACACAGAATGGTGTGACAACTGAATACAAGTCCAGTGGTGAACCTGCATTGTATCAGACACATCAGGAAATTATGCTTGAACTGTTTAAGGGGTGGGCATAGATGGCAAGAAGCGGAACATTCAACTTCCAGGATTTTGAAAGAATCAGGAACAACCTGGAAAAACTGAATCAGGAACAGGTGGACATCTTCATTGATGCTTGTGCAAAAGAATTGGCTGCAAGGCTACTTGCAAAAGTTATCAAAAGGACACCTGTTGGTGATTATCCAAACAGTTCAGGGAAAAAAGGTGGCACACTTCGCAGGGGTTGGACTGGTGGAAAAAATTCAAGTGCGGTTGCATATGCAGATTCATTGACTATTCACCATTTTGGTGATGCTTATGTGATTGAAATTGTCAATCCAGTTGAATATGCATCTTATGTTGAATTTGGTCATAGAACCAGGAATCACAAAGGATGGGTCAATGGTCGCTTCATGTTGACCATATCTGAACAAGAAATCCAACAGGCAGCACCTGCAATCATAGAAAAAAAGCTGATGAAGCAGATGGGGGAATTGTTCACATGATAAATAAAATTATTGATGGAATCAGCATTTCCCTGAATGCTGAATTCGGTGATGATTATAAGATTTATACAGAATCCATTGAACAAGGTTTGAAAGAACCTTGTTTTTCTATTGTTTGTGTGAATCCAACAAATGAATTGTTCAGGGGCAAGAAATATTTCAGGAAGAATCTTTTCTGCATCCAATATTTCCCCAAAGGGGAAGACAAGCGGTCAGAATGCATGGATATTCTGGAAAGAATGTTTGATTGCTTGGAAGTCATTAAAGTTGGTGAAGACCTGCAAAGGGGAACATCAATGCATGGTGAAGTGGTTGAGCAGATTCTGAACTTTTTTGTCAATTATGACATGTTTGTCTATAAGGTTGAAAGCACTGATGCAATGGAAACTATGGATTTGACATCAAATGTGGAAGGGTGAAGACATGGCAAAAAGAAATGAAGCATCTGTTCTGAAATTCAGCAAAGAACAGATTGTTGCTTCCAAGAAATACAGTCCTTACAAGGACTTTTTCAATGGTAACTTGAAAACTGGTCAGATGTATTCAGAAGCTGAACTGAATGCACTGATTACAAAGAATTTTAAGAAAGGAACAGGTGAATAAAAATGGCACTTGGTGGTGGTACTTTTTTAACACAGAATAAGGTTCTTCCTGGTGCATATATCAATTTCATTTCTGTTGCAACTGCATCCACTAACATGAGTGATAGAGGATGTGCAGCAATGGGTCTTGAACTTGATTGGGGTCAGGAAGGAAAGATTTTTGAAGTCACAAATGGTGATTTTCAGAAGAACAGTATGAAGATTTTTGGTCATTCCTATGGTGATGACTGCATGAAAGGTCTTCGTGACCTGTTCAAAAATATTCAGACATTATATGCATATCGTCTGAATGGCGGTGGCACAAAGGCATCAAATACTTTTGCAACTGCACTTTATGGTGGAACAAGGGGAAATGACATTAAGATTGCTGTTCAGGCAAATGTTGATGACAACCAGTTCTTTGATGTTCAGACATGGCTTGATGGTGTTTTGACGGACACACAGACAGTCAAGAAAGCAACGGAACTTGTTGCAAATGATTATGTTGCATTCAAGACATCAGCTACCCTTGCAATAACAGCAGCAACTGCCCTTGCAGGTGGTACAAATGGAACTGCAAACACAGCAGCACACCAGGCATTCCTGGACAAGGTTGAATCTTATCCTTCCATCAATGCAGTTGGTTATGTTGGAACAGACACAGCAACAAAAGGTCTTTACACTGCATTTTCTAAAAGAATGCGTGATGAAGTTGGTGTCAAGTTCCAGATGGTTGTTTATGGTCAGGCTGCTGACTATGAAGGTGTTATCAATGTCAAGAACAAAGTCCTTGATGAAGGTGCAAATGAAGCAGCCCTTGTTTATTGGGTGACTGGTATTGCAGCAGGAACTGCTGTCAATGCATCTGCAACAAACAAGATTTATGATGGTGAATTTGACATCAATGTTGATTATACACAGGCACAGCTTGAAGCAGCAATCAAAGCAGGTGAATTCACACTTCATCAGGTTGGTTCTGATGTGCGTGTTCTCACCGACATCAATTCCCTTGTCACTACAACTGCAAACAAGGGTGATGTATTCAAGGACAATCAGACCATCAGGGTTTGTGACCAGATTGCAACTGACATTGCAAATCTTTTTGTGACCAAATACCTTGGTGTTGTTCCAAATGATGCAAGTGGTAGAACTTCCCTTTGGGCAGATATTGTGAAGCATCATGAGAACATGCAGAACATCAGAGCAATTGAGAACTTCACAGATGAAGATGTGACTGTTGACCAGGGTGAAACAAAGAAGTCCGTTGTGGTTACTGACAACATCACTGTTGTGAACACTATGGAAAAACTGTATATGACAGTTTATGTGGCATAAGGAAGGGGTGAATCAGAATGTCAAACATTACCATGAAAGCAAAAGATTCTTTGTCTGCAAAGTTAGCTGAATGTTATGTGACTATCAGTGGCAGAAGATACAACTTCATGCAGGCAATCAACTTTGAAGCAAACTTTGAAAGAACCAAGACTGAAATCCCTATTCTCGGAAAGACTGGAATGGGTAACAAGTCAACTGGTTGGAAGGGAACTGGTTCTGCAACCTTTCACTACAACACCAGTATTTTCAGAGAAATGATGCAGAGATACAAAGACACAGGTGAAGATGTGTACTTTGAAATTCAGGTCACAAATGAAGACCCAACATCTGATGCAGGAAGACAGACAGTTGTCTTCATGGACTGCAACATTGATGGTGGCATTCTTGCCAAGTTTGATGCAGATGGTGAATATCTTGATGAAGATATAGATTTCACTTTTGAGGACTTCAAGATGCCTGAAAAGTTCAACCTGCTTGCAGGTATGTAATTACAAACAAAATCCAAGGATGCAGTCAGATTTTTCTGACTGCATTTTTCTTGGTATCTAAAACAATATTGAAAGGATGGGTGAAAATACCATGTCAAATTTAAGTTTATTTTTGAAGAAAAACAAAAAGGTGAAAGAAAATGTGAAGTTTCCTGCAACAAAGTCACTTTGTGATGAAAAGGGAAATCCCCTTGAATGGGAAATCAAACCTTTAACAACTAGGGAATCTGATGACATTAGGGAGGCCTGCACCATTGAAATTCCTGTCAAGGGAAAACCAAACATGTTCAGACAGAAGGTCAATTCTTCCAAGTTCGGTGCAAAGATGCTTGTAGCATCCATTGTATTTCCTGACCTTTACAATGCAGAACTTCAAGATTCTTATGGTGTTTCCACACCAGAAGACTTGGTTCGTGAAATGATTGATGACCCTGGGGAATATAACAAATTCCTTGCTTATGTTCAGGAATTCAATGGTTTTGACAATAACATGGAAGACAAGGTTGAAGAAGCAAAAAACTAATACTGGAAGGTGATGGTGATAGTAATTATGCACATTATGCTTTGCAGAAATTGCACATCTTACCTTCCCAGTTTGTGGGTCTTGACCCATATGAAAAAGCATTTGTTATTGCTTCGATAGATTTAAGAATAGAAAACGAAAAGAAACAGGTAAAGGCAGCAAAGAAAAAAGCCAAATAATCAGGGAAAGGAGTGATTCAAAATGGCAAGTATTTCTGCATCAGTTGAACTTTATGACAGAATGTCTGCACCACTTATGTCCATCATGAATGCAATGAACATGACCATTTCTTCCATGCGTGACATGCAGTCAACCATGGGAAGTGACATGAACACTTCTTCTTTGGATGCTGCCACACAAGCAGCTAATCAAGCACAGGCAGCAATGGAAGCATTGAATCAGTCAATGCATAGTGGTAGTTCAAGAACTAATTCAAGAGATACAACTTCAACACCAGCAACTACACCAACGCCTTTAACAGAGCCAGTTGAAATTCCTGTTGAATGGGTGACACCTGAAACAATGGATATTTTTACAAACAGTGGAATTGATAGGTTTCAGCAAGAATTACAGTCTGCAAATATACTTATAAATCAACTTTTGACAACACAACAAAGTATTGGACAACAGGCATCAGATACAACAATTTTTTCTGACACTGCTATTTCTGATATGGAATCACTTGGAAATAGAATTCAAGCAATTCAAGAAAGAATTCAACAGATTGAATCCGGTCCTGTCGAATTAGATGATAGAACAAGTAACCAGTTGGAAGTTTTAAGGTCGCAGTTATCATCTGCAATTCAGGAACAAAACAATCTGAATCAAGCTGTTAATAATATGGATGTTGGTGCAGCAAATAATTCTTTTGAAAGATTACAACAGACTATTGGAAATACTGAAAGATATATCAGAGATAATTTAACAGAGCCAGTTGAAATTCCTGTTGAATGGGTGACACCTGAAACAAT